CGCCATCTCAAAACTTCCGACCAGCGTGGCGGAAGATATCCTCAACAGGGTAACGTCCCACCGATCTTCCGTGCTCTCATTGGTTCCGCTGCCGCTCTCGGCACTGCCGCTGCGACGGCACATGCTTGGGGTGTCAACCCCGTCATGGCACATCACTACAAGCACGGGCGCACGAGCCAGGAGAAAGAAAGTCCTGGATTACAGGAAGCCGTAGACCAGAACACTCTGGTTGTACGAGGTCAGGTCCTTGAGATTCTGGCCGCAACAGTTTCAGAAATAACTCCAGAGAAGTTGGAGAACAAGGATGCCAAAGAGCTGTCTATGATAGCTCGGAACCTTTCAGGCATTCTATCTTCGACGAAGCCTACCGTAATAGCTCCACCGTCAAACAATGCTCAAGTGATAGTCTTTGCTCCAGAGTTGGAGAAAGAACAAACGTACGATACTATAGAAGTTGGGTGAGATATGGAAGGATACGTGCGCAAGCTCTTCCTCGAGAAGGGCTTTGCTTTTATCGAAGGCTCAGACCAGCGAGATTACTTCTGCCACTGGTCGAAAGTCCTTCGATCCTCAGTTCCCTTTCGTAATATGAAGGAAGGAGACAAAGTCACTTTCACCTTCGAGGAAGGCGAGCAAGGTCCGAAAGCGATGAACGTCCTAATTGTTAGGACAGGAGAAACAAATGGCAGATCCGACACCAACGACCTCAGACAAGGACAGCAGATCTCCGGGGGACGACTCGAGTCGCGAGGAGAGCTATCGGCCGGGCGGCTCGGCGACGAAGGTTCCCCTGAATCCGGGCGGAGCGATCGTGGGACTGGAGAATCTCCCTCCCGAGCCGGAACCCAGGATCAAGGACCCGGCTTCAACAATCTCGGTCAATACGGCGACGCAATTCGGGGGAACAACGCCGTTGGGACCGGGACAGCAACGAACGATGAAGCAGGTGATCGACCTCGCTCGACAGAACGAGCGGGAGGACGTGAAGAAGCTCCGGAAGCAGGAGATCTTCATCAACATCTCGACTCCGCTGAACATCAAAACGAAGCACGGTGAAGTCCAGGCAGGTCCTGGTGATATCGTGATGCGCGTCGGAGGTCATCACGCCGTATTCACGCAGGACGCTTTCGAGGAACTCACTGATTTCGACTTCAGTGCAGGGAACTACGATACGCTCCTCCGTGAGACTCTGAAGCGTGGTGTGGTCGCGCGGCGCCTGGATGACGGCAACCGACTGCCGATGACGCCGGAGCAGGAAGCCGAAGCCGACAAGAACATCGAGGAAGAAGTCGCGAACGCGCGCGAAGCTCGAGAGACAGAGAAGGCGCGCAAGAAGAAGCTCGTTGAGTCCTTCTCAAAGGCAGCGAGAGAAGGCGAGGGTGGAGTGACAGTCGCACAGGTCTGGAATCCTGTCGATTCTGGAGAAGGACCTCCTACTGCTACACCTTCCGAGACAGCGACCCTGGTTCCGACCGCTATTCCCATCGAGGTCATCGAGGACTCAGGTGAGGAAGAGGGTGGTGGTGAGCCCCCTCCCACAGGAGTGGACGCGACAGGAGCGACAGCGGGAAGTCCTGGCTCTTTCACTCCGAGCGGCGCAACACCAGCGGCAGACCTCGCAGGTCTCAACGCCTGTACGGCAGATCCGACGACTCCGTGGACTGAAGGTCAGTTCGTCACCTTGGGTGACGGATCTCAAGCTCACTGGAATGGATCTTCCTGGTCCGCAGGACCAGCGCCGGCGGCTGGTGCCGCGAGTTTCAAGCTTCCTCCGAATCCAACGTTCAATCGTTAAATCAAATGTAATTGGTGGGGACAAAATCCCCACCAATCCTTCCTCTTTCTAGGTCTTTTCATAACAAGGGAGCGCGCCATGTATCCACCAGATGGTGGTGGCGGAGATCCGTCTGCTGCTCTACAGAAGCAGCGGACCCAAAGACCGATGCGTCCGATGGGTGGTCAGTTAGGTGGTGGACCACTGGGCGGACCAATGGGTGGTCGTCCAATGATGGCTGGAGCCCGTCCTCGACCCCAGATGGGTCAGCGAATGCCTGGGATGGGTGCGCCACAGGGTGGTCTCGGTGGTGACCCACGCGCACGCATGGAGATGATGCGCAACCAAAACAGGCCACCTGAGTTGGGACCCGGTGGTCAGATGGCTTCAAGTCTCGGCTTGCAGCCAATGGCAGTTCCTGAGCAGATGCAGCAGAATCTCGATGCTGCGAGAGCTCAAGGTGGTCCAATGAGCGGCATGGGCGCGCCAGACATAGCAGCCCAGCGTGCGGCCTACATGCAAAAGAATCAAGTCGGAATGCAGCAAAAGATGGCGGCTGCTCAGGCTGCGCGTCAGGCACCTGGATTCCAGTTCGGTTCGGTCTACGGAGGATAACATGCCTGCCGTATCAGGTAAGCAGTACCGTCTGATGCAGGCAGCCGCGCACGGTGGACTCAAAGGTCCACAGCAAGTTCCTGAAGCTGTCGCCAAGGAATTCGTTAAGAAGACTCCGCCGAAGAAACGTAGGCTGTGGAGTAAAGACTAATGCCAACATACAGTATTCCATTGGGCGTCCCTACGCAGATAGCACAGAACGTTGTCTATGCGCTACCAGCGCGCGCACATGTTCTCCTTGCTGAACCTGCGTGTGAGGTAGCCCAGACAATCACTGGTCCTTGGGCGGCACCGCCAGCGATCAACTTTCAAGGTGCGGCTTTTATCCGTTGCACGACAGGCGCAGCTACGGTGACGGCTAAGGCGTAATGCCGTTTCAGCTGATAGATGGTAATAAAGTCTGGGAGCCTAATAAAAGGCAAACAGACTTCATCCGTATACCGGACTCGATCTTCGAGGCGATGTACGGTGGTGCGGCTGGCGGCGGTAAGTCAGAAATTCTTCTGATGCTGCCTATCGTTCGAGGGTGGTATCAGAATGGAACGTTCAAGGGAATCATCTTCAGGCGCACCTTTCCAGAACTGGAAGAGTCGCTTATCCCCAGATCGAGAGACATCTACCCACTTTTCGGAGCAACCTACAATGATACAAAACATCGCTGGACATTTCCGTCGGGAGCCTGGATTCAGTTCAGCTATATGCTGCGCGCTGAAGATGCTAGGTCCCACGACACCGCCGAATACAACTACATAGGATTTGACGAACTCACGGCGTTTGAAGAATTCCAATATGTCTTCCTCACGAGTAGATGTCGTACTTCAGATTCTTCTCTTCCTGCAGTGGTGCGCGGCGCTACAAATCCTGGTAACGTCGGCCATGCTTGGGTTCGTCGTCGCTTTGTCGAACCTGCAAGAGCAGGATACACAAAGATCTTTGACAGAGCAGCAAAATCATACAGAATCTTCATACCCGCCAAACTGACTGACAATCAGTTCTTGATGCAGGCGGACCCGAACTACATAAACCGTCTACAACTACTTCCTGTTGCGGAACGTAAGGCCAAGCTCGAAGGTGACTGGTGGACATTCACTGGTCAGGTATTTGACGAGTACAGATTTGAGCACTTCGCCGGTGAGCCAAAGAATGCGATTCATCTGATTGATCCATTTCCACTTCCAGCTTTCTGGCCCCGAATTGTAGGAATTGACTGGGGTCATGCTGCAATGACGTGGATTGGTTGGGCGGCTGTTGCGCCTAACGGACAGGCTTTCCTTTATAGACAGTATGGTCAAAAGAATCGCAAGATCGTGGAGTGGGCGAGTGATTTTGTTAGACTCTCGCAAGATGAGGTGATTGATTCTGTTGTGATTGACCCCTCGGCGAAGCGTCGAGAAGGGGATTTGAAGTCGATATTGCAGCAATTCAGCGATGTCCTTAATCCCCCTGGTCTGGAACAGAGATTCAAGATCACTCTAGCAGATAACGACCGCATCAGTGGTAAGATGCTGATGCACGAATACCTAAGGTGGAAGCCGAAGCCAGCTCGAATCATCCCGAAAGAGGGATTTAATGTCGAAACAGGTGCGCGAATCTTCAGAATCTACGGAGAAAAGGCGTATCGCGAGTATGCTTCTATGTTCGAGCCGGAGGTTCTTGAGACAAATCTCCCGAAGCTCCAAATCTTCAAAGATTCACGGCTTTACGTCGAGAAAAACCTTGGCGCGCTCGAGGATGTCATCCCACTTTGTATCTATGACGACACCAAAACTGAGGACGTCATGGAGTTCGAGGGCGATGACCCCTATGACGGGAGTAGATATCTAGTTAAAGAGATACATCGTTGGGTCGAGAAAAGCGTAGCGGTCAGCGAAGACCGAGAAAGGCTCAACGCTGTCCTTGAATTCCTCCAAAATACGGGGGATATGACTGGTTTCTACCGAAAGATGGAAAAGTTGGAGCGCGACAAACGACACGCCGACAGGCCAGTCAAACTATTTCACAAACGTCCGAGAAGATCAAGATATCCTCATTACGTGGCTCACTGAAAGGTCACAAAAATGCTGCTCATAATCGTTATTCTGATTCTGCTCATTGCCGTTGGTCCGTGGTATCCGTATAGCCGCAGTTGGGGCTACAGTCCACTGGGACTTATACTGCTGATTCTGATTCTGTACATTCTTTTCGGACGTGGGAGACTGTAGTCTTGTCTTGGTTTACTGATCTTTTCGTACGTTCGTATACTCTTCCTCAGTCCTGTTTGGGCTGTGCGGCACGGCAGGCTCATATTGAGGATCTTCAAGCTCTTTTGAAGTCTGAGCGTGAAGGTTACGCATCTCTGTTGGCTATTGTCGTTCCAACGAGCCGAAGTGTGGTTCAGGAAAGTGCTCCCGAGTCTGAGATGAAGCCCTTGAGACAAAATCTCAGCATGGCACAGAGAAGACGTCAGGCTGAGGAAAGAGAACGAGCGTCTCATCCCAACGCGACGGCGGAATACTGGAGCAAGGTCAGAGAAGAGTACGAAACCGCAGGCAAACTACCGACGGTCGAGGTAAATGGCTGAGGGAGCGCGCGATTACGGTCTATACGACCGAGCCATTCGTGCCCTGAGTTCAGGTCGCGATTGGTGGAGAGATACGACCGATCCCAATCGGCCACGTCAGCGTAAAGCTGTCGATGTTAACCTCCCTGTAGACGCGCCTGAGGAACCCTGGTATAAAAAGATTCCTGCGCCTCTAGAGATTGCAGAGCAGGTTGGTCGTGCGGCTGTTGAGCCGATTAAGACACAGGCCAAGTCTGCTGGAGGCAAACTTGCTGGTGCTCTTGGTGCAACTTCTGAGGCTTCTGGTCGTGCGTTTGGTGCGGCTCTCGACGTAGCCGACCCTCGGAACACAGGTAGTGAAAAGAAGCCTGCGACAGATATCGTTTGGGAAGGTCTGAAAGGTATCAGATCAGGATACGAGAAAGGATTAGAAGCCACTTCTGCGTCACAGGAGTTTACGAAGCGCGCCCCGGAGGGAACTCTGAGCGGCGCAAATCCTGTACAACGTGGGATGTTGGGTCTTGGTCTTGACGTAGTAACCGATCCAACCAACCTAATTCCAGAGAAGTATCTTGGTACTGGTGCTGCTGCACTCTTAGGCGCAGGAGATGTCAGTGCAGCCTGGCTACCTCCAAAATTGTTCAAAGCCTCACGAGGTATTGAGGGTTTCACGAGCCGAATGCGAAATCAAGGTGATGCTGCAAAGATCCTCGATGTAGGTTTTGGAACTAAGGGTGGTACAGACGTACTTGAGAATTGGGGTCACGCAAGCTCTTATACTCCTGCGGCTGGCAAGGCTGCTCGCAAAGCTGGTAAGGCTCCAAGAGGTACGTCAAACAGAAGTTATAGTCAAAGTAATTATGCAGAATATTTGCCTCTAGATTTTGAAGATAGCGTCAAAGTTCTAGACATACAGAATGCACCTGTTCCACGTGAGGATATAGATGAAATTCTTAAAACTCTACATCCTGATAAGGATAAGGATCTAATTCAGAGGATTGAAGATCAGTATGCAGCTCAAGCTCCATACGTTATAGAGCATTCTAAAATTCGGTCTGGTGAGATTCCTGTAAAGGTATATGCAGATCATCTCAAAAAGATTCAGAAAAATCCAGAGGCTCTAACAAAGATCAGGAAGCTAAACAAGACACTTGCCTATGAGAGTGGTACAACATACGGTGCGCGCTACGGTGAGCACGGTAGTCATGCGACGGGTAATGCACCACTTAATCAGCCAAGTCAGACGGGACAGTATGGTGCAATTCATTACAGTGACTATAATGCTTCAAGCCAGCCATCTATAGCTTTTGATCCTAGACAAACTTTATTCGCACCTCCTGAGTCTCAAAAGGCTCCACTAGATAAAGTTCCTTGGCAGAAAGGTAAGCTCGCTCCAGCAGAGACACCATCAGGTTATTGGGGTGGAACGTTCCCTGGCACGATGCCACCAGACGCACCAGGTGGGATATCTTCTCCACTTCCAGGTCAAGGACCTTTACCTCCAGTTCAAGCTCCAGTAGCTACGCCGTTGAATCCGCAACAGGATGCTACGGCATGGGCGGCACAGAACCTACCCAAGTCATGGGCTAATCCACCCATGTATAAGGGTCAGCCTATCCCGACGTACGAGCAAAGTACGATCAAGGAACTTGTCGCTGCTGGTCGACCGCTGACCAAAGATCAGACCAAGAAGCTCGAAATCATCAAACAGTTTGAGAGTGGCTATTATACTCCTGAGGATTGGACTAGTGTAGGAACGTCAACTCCACAGCACGCTGAGCCTATATCAGAAGCTCAGTCTCACGCTGATAGCTTCAAGGTCCTGTTCGACGATCCGTCATTCATGTCGGACGAAATGATTGAGCAGTTTCACATGCTCAGTCCTGATGCCCAGGCAGCGTTTGCTCAGTCTCATCCAGAGGACTATAGCTGGATGACGAATACGATGGCTTGGGAAGATTATCAGAATGGTAAGGGATACTCTGCATCGATAGGTGCTGTCCCTCCACCTCAAGTGGAGGATTTGACTTCACATCATAAAGATGTAGAAAGTATCCTTCAGGATTACGGAATACACTTTCCACCTACTTACGAAAACTTTACGCCAAAGACGGCTGTTCAAGTTCATGAGAATGCTATTAACTATCTAACTCTCATCGGTGCGAATGATGCGGCTGACGATGTCCAGAAGCTCTGGGACATGAAGAAGTCCAGTGAGCTGATCGAGGGTATCGCAAACGAAACGCCTGCGTTAGATAATTTTGCAAATGATGTTCCTGCTGTTCCAACACCGTCGAATAACTATGTAAGTGATATGGTCAACGCCTCGCAGAATCCCAACAATCCTGAGAACATCCAGGGTGCTTGGGGGATGCTACTTGGCGCCGAGCAGATGGAATTTTCTCAGAACTATCCAGAGTTGTTTGAACAGATCAAGCCTATTATATATCCTGCATCTTGGTCTCCTGAGCTACCTTCTGCTTTGCCTGAGGGTATACCTGGATTCGACGACGATATCGTAAAGGCTCCCAATCTTGAAGGCTACTTGGGTGAGCCACTACCGTCTGTAAGTGCGCCTGATGCCCCTGGTAAGGCCACGCTTGAGAATCTAGATACTTATGGTAGCTTGGACTACCTGAAGAATACATATCCACACGTTGCAGAGAACTTTGGTAAGTCCAGTGGGACAGAGATGGGTAGCATCGAGTCCCATACAAAGGATGTGCTCAAGCAGTGGGAGACTCAGCTAGCTCCAGAGGAATTTGAAGAGATCTCTGCTCGGTATGGGACAGACGTAAATGCTCTGATGAACGTCGTTCTGCCCTTGCACGACATCGGTAAGCCTCAGGCTCTAGCTTCTGGAGACAAGACCTTACAGCACTCATTCACTGTTCCTATTCTAGAAGACATTCTACAGAAGGAAGGTTTCGATAAGAAAGACATCGATCTGGCGCGCGAACTGTTCAATCACGACATGATTGGTTCGCTCCTTCAGGGAACGAGCAAGTTTACACCACAGGAAGTTGCGGAACAGATTGCAGCGAAAGCCGATAAGATCGGAATGAATCCGTCTGACTTTGCAAAACTACAACTCGCATTCTTTCAAGCAGACGCCTCGGCATACCCCTTCGTGACGCAATTCATGAAGCAGATGCCGAGTGGTCAATGGATTTCAGGCAGCCCTAAAGTCAAGCCGATTGAAGACCTGATTGCTGGCATTAAGAGTGCGCCTGTTGCAGCTCCTGAGGAATTCAAGCTAAAGGACGCTAATCCTAACTTAGCTGGGATGTACTCAAAGAAAATCTATACCAAGGGTGGTAAGGACTATATCTTCAAAGTTGCAGATCCCTCCAAAGCTCACATGCCAGAGATGGAGACCAGAGCAAACAAGGTTGCGGCACTGGGAGGTCTATACGACGCTGGAACAACAGTTCAGACCTTGGAAGGTAAGCTAGGGTCGATGCAGCCTTTGATTGGTAATAGGTCTGATTGGCCGACGCTACGCCATGATGATTTGACCAAGCTCAGTTCTGCAGACCTTCGTGATATTATTCGGCATCATCCCGTAGATTGGCTCACTTCCAATCACGACGCGCACAAGGGCCAGTGGCTCAAGACACCGAACGGAATCATCGAGATTGATAGAGGTCAGGCTTGGAAGCATTTCGGTGAGGACAAACTCGACGTCAACTATCATCCGAACGAGAAGTTTGGTGAACAGCCTCCGATCTACAATCAGATTGCAAAGCTCTATAAGGAAGGCAAACTTCCTCAATTAAATGAGGGAGATATCGATTCTGTTATTTGGGCATCTGTTGCTAAGCTTATAGATAATAAGCAGCCAGTGATGAACAATATCGAGTCAGCACTTGCTAAATTTAATAAGAGCGATAAGATTCCTATCGCGCACGAGCGGTTTAATACCTTAATGCAAGATCTTGACAAGTTCTGGAAGAAGTAAATGACTACAGGCGATCCCGAAGACGACATTCTTGCTGCAGATTTGCGGAATGCAGTCGATGACATCATCAGGCAGATCGACAGTCGCGATCAGTTCGCGCGCGATCGACTGATGAAAATCTACAAGAGGAATGAGTATTTCTGGGAAGGTCTCCAGAACATCTACTTCTCCGAGGTGGCGCACGACTGGCGATTCATCTCAGATAGTCCGGACGAGGATTATGACTACGCCGAGGAAGCAGACATCGAAGACAAGATCGTCAACATCTACAAAGCCCACGGTGAAGTTATCATATCTGCAATCTCTCAAGCAATTCCAGCGACCCGTTTTTATCCCTCGGATGCCGATCAAGCTCCCGACATTTACACGGCTCAGGCTTACACGCGCCTCGCTGAACTGATACGGAAGCACAACAAAGTTCCGTTTCTTTTCATGAAGGCTATTGGTCTCCTGTACAATCAGGGGATCATCGCAGCCTACACCTTTAACGATCAGAACTCAAAGTACGGTACAGAAACAGTACGACACTACAGGCAGGGAGTCCTCAAAACAAAGACGGATTACTGCCCCGAGTGCGGAGAGCCCTTGAGCGATTCAGCTGTTCAGCCGATGAACAGCTTGGGAATGGGTGTGCCGCCGGAGATGTCTCCACTTGCAACGCTGTTGCCATCAGCGGTTCCTCCAGAGCAGCCGGTGGATAGTCCTGGCGGCGCGCCCATTGAAAACTATCCTATTCCCGAGGGTGCAGAAACATCTATCGAGAACAGTGCGAACACTCAGGCTGAACCGGAGCCAACGCCGCCCCCTGTAGAGAATTTGATGGAGGCTGCGGCTCCGAACGCACAGTTGTGCCCGAATTGTCAGATGGAAGTTTCTCCCTTTACAGACACAGCTGAGGAACCTGTTCAGGAACTTGACTGGGAAGAGACCGTTGCAAAGTCTCGTCAAATCATTGAACTGTACGGTGCAACAAACGTACAGATCTTTCCTCGAGCGAGGACGCTTCAGCAGTCAGGTTATCTGATTCTGAACGACGAGCACGATGTTGCTGAGATGCAGGAGAAGTTTCCGCATATCGCAGACAAGATCGTGCCTACTGCGGATTCAGAGAGATACGATCGTTGGGCGCGCGCTCCAAGTTTGGTTCAGAACGACAGTGATGAAGATGTTTGCACCTGCCGTCAGGTCTGGCTCCGCCCCTGGATGTTCAACAAGATTGGGAAGCTGGACGACGAAAGAGTGCTTGCACTCAAAGAACAGTTTCCAAATGGATTGAGAGCAATCTACATCAATGATGTCCTAGCGGAGGTCAATGATGAGGACATGGATGAGTATTGGACCGTCTCGATTGATCCTATACTCGATCGTGTTCATGGACAGCCTTATGCTAATCCTATCGTTCCTATTCAGGAGATGACCAATGAGGTATTCCAGCTTACTGTCGAGACAATCCGACACGGAATACCTGAGACCTTCGTTGATTCTAGTGTCATTGATTTACAAAAATACCGATCAATGGAGGTTAGCCCTGGGTCTTTATATCCTGTTAAAGCACCCGTTGGAGGGAATATTGGGGCGGCTTTCTACACAAATAAAGCGGCTCTTCTCTCCAGGGAGCACAAAGAATTCCATGACGACCTACAAACTGCTGGTCAGTTTGTACTCGGAACTGTACCGTCCGTCTATGGAGGATCAATGCAGGGAGGCTCAGATACAGCCTCCGAATACAGCATGAGCCGAGCTCAGGGATTACAGAGACTTCAAATCATCTACAAAATGATTTCATTCTTCTGGTCTGATTTGGAAAGTAAGGCGGTCAAGTGCTACGCCAAGAACATGAAGTCGGACGAGAAGATTGTAAAATCACAGGGTAAGAATTCTTTCGTGAACGTGTGGATTCGTAAGGCAGAGATGAACGGTGAGGTTGGACAGGTCGAGCCCGAGCTCAGTGAGCAGTTCCCTCTCGCCTGGGCGCAGAAGCGCGACATCATCATGCGCTTGTTGGAACTGAACAACGAGGCACTCAACGAGGCTCTCTTCCATCCTGAGAATCGACACACTGTCGCAGAACTCGTTGGTGTTACCGAACTGACAGTTCCGGGTGATGCAGACAGGAGCAAACAGCTATACGAAATCTACGAGCTCTTGCAGGGTCAGCCACAGCCCGTTGGAATCAACCCAATGGACGGAACTCCAATCTTGGAGTCGACTGTTCCCGTCGAGCAGGAGGTTGACCAGCACCAAGTTCACATCGCAGTGATCAAGGAATGGTGCGTGTCCGAGATTGGGATGGATCAGAAGATGACCAATCCCGGTGGCTACATGAACGTCGTCGCTCATCTCCAGAATCATGTAGAAGCAGACC